TTAGTTGCTTTTCACCTTCAAATTAGGGTTAAATTGATCAAAATATTGAGCTGTCTCATTTTCAAGTTTTTCGGTAACGTGGCCATAAATATCAGATGTTATTCGTCTGCTGGCGTGACCGGCACGTTTTTGAATTGCACTCATATTTTCGCCGGCTTCAATAAGGAGAGCCACCATCGTATGCCGCAGATCATGGAGCCTAATATCTTTAAGTCCATACTTCTTTTTTATTTTAGCCCACTTTGCAGTTGGGGTGGTGTAGTAATATGGCTTTCCTGTGCCACTGTGAAAGATGTATTGATTGTCTCCACCTTCCCAGGCATCACCGAGCATAAGTTTTTCTTTCTTCCACATGCGATAATACTTTGCTAAATCCTCCATATAGAAATCTGGCATTTTAACAAAACGTTTTGAACTGCGAGATTTAGGAGCCTTTACAAGCGGCTGCCCATTGACTGTTTTTGAAATTGAGCGATTTACATAGAAGCCGCCTCTGTCCCAATCCACATCCAAGTGCCATTGAAAGGCAAGTCCTTCACCACGCCGCAAACCGCCAATCATTGCACCCAAAAAGTACAAACGCCATTTAATATCAATCTCATATAAAACTCGAATACATTCTTCAGCTTCATCGGTCTGAAAATACTGCATTTCTTTTGGTTCCACATGTGGCTGACTTAATCCCTCCATAGGGTTGTCTTTAATGAGTTTCCATTCTTCTGTAGCTGTCTTGAACATTGCCTGTAGAGTTTGAAATACATCAAGAATAGTTCTATCACCAAGCCCGCCAGGTTTTCCATCTTTTCGAGCCCCATCTTTAGATAAATCATCTATAAAATCAACAACGTGAAGTGTTTTTATTTTGTCTATTTGTTTATGTCCAAATGCAGGGAGGATGTGGTTGTGTAAGTGACCTGAGTGCTTCTCGGATGCTTTATAAGAGTAAGGTTTTCCATTTTTAATTAAAGAGTTTCTTTTCAACCCATTTCTCCGCAAATGATTCAAAAGTAGCTTTTTCAGGAGCAATATACTCGCCGGCCTCTACTTCAATTCTGAAACGGTGCAGCTGATCTTCAAGATACTCCTGTAATTTCCGTTTAGACTTTAATATTTTTGGATCTTCGATACGAATCGATTTCTTTTTTCTATCTCTTTTACCATTTGCGTCATAACCATTTTCGACTATTAATCTAAAAGATTTTTCACTGCGTCTTTCAATACTAGCCATGTGGCTACCTCCTTGTTCAAATTAATTTGCTTGATAAAGCTTTTGATGCCAGAGAATAGAGAACTGTTTTCTTTTGTACATTTCAAGCCGTTTGGCTGCGAAAGGGTATGTGACGTTAAATGTATCCCCAATTAACTTTATAGCCTCCGATTGCATGCGCGGCAACGAAATCTTTTCGAGCATGAATGTCGGTACACAAAAGTGATACATGAAACTATTGGCCTGATACTCTTGCAACTGGCGGAACATACGATTCATATTGAATTGGTTCCCGCAGTGTTTAATCACATGCCCGAGCTCATGTACAAAGTCCTCCCATTGTTGTTGACGAGAAGTCCTTGAATCCAAAACCATGCTATAAAGACCATTTATACAAAACATGCTGCTGCCTTTTCTTTCGTAGTGAATCCAAATCTGAAAAGCAGCCGCAATCCGTTCCATGTCAACCTCTTCAGGAGTAAACATATTCAATTTTGTATAAATCTTCTTTACTTCTTCTTCTAGATGAGATAACTGAATTGTCATAATAGCACCACCTGATGGGAATGTATGTTCTGTTTTTAGTGTGAAAGAAAAGCCCTTTGAAGGGCTCTTCGTTACGCTGCTGTTGTCTGAGATTTGTCTTTTCTAACGAGTCCCATGATACCAGGGATGATAAGAAGTACAGCAGGCAGTAAGTAGAATAAAGAAATACAAATTATGCCACCGACACCGGAAATGATGAGTAAAATTCCACCTAGTTTTCCTTTCTTTCTAACAATTACAGAAGCAACAATACCAAGGATGGAGAGGAAGATAGCGCCCCAACCTAAACCGATAATATCACTTGTGCCAGATGAGTTAAAAGAGGCGTCAAGACCACCAACGATTAACGCTAAAAAGGCTCCAATAAATCCAAAAATTCCACCAATCAGACCTAAAACAAATTCAGTTGTTCTTTTCATTTCAAAATCTCCTTATTTAACTGGTACTGTGATTGATACTGCTTTGTTATTCATAAAGTCTTCAGTTATAACTTCACCAAAGTTCAATTTGATTTCTTTAACGCTATCAACGTCAATCTCTTTTCCTTCAGGAGCCGTAAATTCAAGAACTCCTTCTTGTTTAACGCCACCTTGAACTTCTCCACCAACTTCTCCATCTGTTAAGAACATGTTTGCAGATAACTGCATGCTGCCAATAACTGCATTTCCTTGGTCAGGATAGAAAGTTAGGACCTTGTCGGTAGTATTTTCAATGTTTAGTCCAACGTTTATTTTGTCTTTCATGATCTTTACGTCGCCCAGGTTAACTTTCATTCCGAGAACTTCAGCAGATTGCTTACTCGCATCGACTTTTTTAGAGCCGTCATCTTTAGTCTCTTCAGTTTTTTTGTCTTTTGAATCACTACTCCCTGTAGAGACATCATCTGTCGAGCTACATGCTGCTAACGCAAGTGCTAGTCCCAAAGACATGAATAAAACGAACCACTTTTTCAACCTAATTCCCCCAGTTCATAAATTAGAATACTTATTAATAATCGACTAAAACTGCCAAAAATTCAAGAGGATTTTGCCAAAAATGTTAATAGATTCATAAAATTGAGGGGGATAAGATGGTGAATTCACTTAACGGATCACCTCAAAATTTGCGGTTGAAAGAGAATATAACCTCAAAGATCACCTCAAATTTTGAGGTTGAAATGATTTCAACTGAATAGTTTACCTCAAATTTTGAGGCGAAGTGTTCAGCATTAATTAAACTAAACAAAACAATAATAATAAATAAAGAATAATGTGTTTGTTATGTAATTATTTTTTGCTTCTGTTTACTCATCAGATGAATTTGGAATTTTACGACCTTTCGCCTTTTCTTTCTCTTTCAGATAATTGATAAAGTCAATAGCTTGTTTTCGGTTTTCTTCGGAAAAATCCGAAGCTTCTCGAAACGCTATTTGCAAGTCTGGATCAGTTTCAATATCACTTTCAGAGTAAGAAACAGTCCTACTAACATTTGTGTCAATGTCAGTTCTGCCTAAGAGGTAGTCAGTAGTCGTATCAAGAGCATCTGCAAGATCACGAAGCATTTCGTTTGAAGGTGTACTATGCCCGTTTTCATAGTTGCTAATTGTACCTTTTGTTGTTTTAACTTTACTAGCTAATCCTGTTTGTGTTAAACCTCTTCTCTTCCGGATAAGCTTTAATCTTTTAGACAACATACTGATTTCCTCCACTTAGACCGCTGATCTTATTTAAGTACAAGATAATTGTACAACAATATGTTACAGATTAAAATTTTGTATAAGAAATTCATACTTTTTATTGACATACAAGATTCTTATACTTACAATAAAGACAAGAAGTACAAGAAACTTATACAGGGGGTGAGTAAATGAAAAATCACAACCTTGTTAAAGCCCGAAAAGCGAAAGGGTTGACACAAGAAAAGTTAGCAAATCAACTAAAGTATAAAAAATCCACTATTTCAAACTGGGAGAACGGTTACTCTACACCAAAAATGGAAGATGCATTTAAGGTGGCTGAGATATTGGGTTGTGATATTAAGGACCTTTTTTTAAATCAAAAAGGACAAGAATCTCATACTATGATTATGTAAGTATGAGACTATCAAACAAAACTCTTTGACAAAGATAGTCCAACTAAACTTTCATAGGAGGTTACGAAATGACCCGCAACACAATGACCGTGCAGGAAGCTGCTGAATACCTCGGTGTTCACCACGATACGATTTACACTATGGTTCGTGAAAAAGAAATTCCTCACTTCCGAGTGCGCACACGCATTTTCTTCACTAAGCACAACATAGATGCGTGGATCGAAGCGCAGGAACAAGCAAATATGAAACAAGCGCAATAGCAAAGGACCTACTGAACGAAAAATTCCGTTTAGTGAATGACAACTCTATTAAGGGGGTTCATGAATGAATCAATTACAAACGTTCAAGAATGACTTATTCGAAGTTGCTGCCAAGATTGAAAATGACCAAATTCTTTTTGATGCTGAAAGAGTTGCAAGATCATTAGGGATCGTACAAGAAAAGAACAACAAACAATATATCCGTTGGGAACGTGTGAATGAGTATTTACCACAGTCTTCCCCAGAAGTGGGGAAAGGTGATTTCATCCCTGAACCACTGGTGTACAAGCTAGCTTTTAAAGCATCTAATCAAATTGCTGAGCAATTCCAAGACTGGTTAGCAATCGAAGTCATCCCGACAATCAGAAAAACGGGCGGCTACGTTGAAAATGACGAGTTATTCATACAAACATACCTGCCGCAAGCTGATGAAAATACAAGGCTGTTCTTCAAAGCAACTCTTCACACTATGAAAGAGCAAAGCAAGCAAATTGAAACCATGAAACCGAAAGTGATTTTTGCTGAAGCAGTTGAATCATCTGAGTCCTCTGTTCTTGTTGGAGAATTAGCGAAAATCATTCAGCAAAACGGTGTAGATATCGGGCCGAACAAATTATTTCAATGGTTGCGTGACAATGGGTATCTGATCCGCAAAAAGGGTGAGTCATTTAATCTCCCAACCCAACGCAGTATGGATATGGGCCTGTTCGAAATCAAGAAAAGAACTGTAAGCAATCTTGACGGTTCTATCAGGACCACACGCACACCAAAGGTAACCGGTAAAGGTCAGATTTATTTTGTGAATAAATTCATGTCGTCTCAATCGGCTTAATCGCGCTTCACTCCACAACTTTGAGGAGTGAGGTACTAATCACCACAATTTTGGGGAGATTGAAATAGCCATTTATAGCAAAGGGACAACCCTCATCACTTCATTAATTAAATTTTACCAATAAATAACTTATATATCAGGAGGCAAACATATGGAGAACAACCCATACAATTTACGGAATTTACCGCAGATCATGCGCAAAGCCCGCAAGGCAGCAGGTCTTGCACAATATCAAATCGGAATTCTAATCGGTGGAAAAGATCAGCGTTATGTCTCAGATGTTGAAAACGGTTTTAGCAGACTCACACCTGAGTTGTGCATTAAGTGGTTTGAAGCCTGCGAAGCCTACGAACACATTGATCTCGTACATTACTTGTTTAAGCTACATCCGACAGCCGTTGCGCCGATTGATCCTGCATTAAATGAAAGCGCGAGCGCCGCAGTAATAAACATGATTCATCAGCTTGAAGAAGCATTGCAGGCTACTAAGCAGTTGGCACGATGGTTGGCAAGTGATCGACCGGGCCGTTCAAACGATCTACCAATGGGAGATATTAAACAAATATTTGATCTAATCCCGGCAAATAAAACACTGATCTACTCATTAGTTCGGAACCACGGACTGAATATGCAAGAGCTGGCCGATAGGTGGACCCGCAAAGCGTTGATGGATCAGGTAGCTATGTCAAAACAAGAAGAAAGGAAGGCGGTTTTTGCATGAAAACTAATCAGTTTTTGAAGTCAGATGTAGATGCGGCGAAAAGAAAAATCGAATCAGCAGAAGAGCTCTCTATCATGCTTTCGGAGGCATTACGTGATGGTGATTATGAAGAGGCGATCAGTCTTGCTGGAAGTATCAAAGTTCTTACAGAGGATATCAGCCGACTGGCGAATAAAGGACGGTTATATGAAACGGCTATGAAAATGCAACAACGAGGTATCAATTTGGCAGTGATAAGTAGGTGTCTGGGATGAACATCGAAAACCCAATGATTCTAAACAACTGGCACGATAGGCTGACTGAGCCAGAAACACCAAAGGATTTTTTCGGGGATGAAGTTACGCCAGTTGATGATTACGTGATTGATTGCGGCACTTTGATTTTGAGAGAGAATCTTGATCGTTACTTAAAACAGCAGCTTGGTTTCAAATTTAAAAATGAGCAATAAAAAAGCCCACTCTGGCAAGTGGACTTAATTAAAGGCTATCTGAAAACTCATGTAACAATATTCTATCAGATAGCCTCAAGAAAATCAATGGAGGTTTTATATATGGCTAAAGCAGTAAAAGTGGCATTCAGCGAACGTGCGGAGGATCAGCAACGTTTGAGACAGGTCGGCGGTTCAATTGTATTCGCCAAAAACGGTAAAGCGCAGTTTAGTTTCCCTTCAATGGATCACTACCGGGAATGGCAGCGGCTTGGAACGGAAGCATACAAAAGAAAGGTGGGGCTGATCTGATGCAAGCAGAGGTTTTCGCTTCGACAGCGGACATGAGTCGGGACGAATGGCTTCTTGAGCGACGGAAGGGCATAGGCGGTTCTGATGCTTCCGTTATTTTAGGCATAAACAAATGGCAAACACCGTTTGAATTGTGGTTAGACAAAACAGGCCAAGTACCTGTAAGTGAATCAGGCAGTGAAGCTGCATACTTTGGCTCACTTCTTGAAGACGTTGTTGCAAAAGAGTTTGAGATTCGTAGCGGCAAAAAAGTTAGACGGAGAAAAGCGATGCTCAGGCACCCCAAGCACGATTTTATACTGGCGAATGTTGACCGAATGATTGTTGGTGAAAAAGCCATATTGGAGTGCAAAACCACATCGGCATACAACCTTAAAGAGTGGGAAGATGACGAGATTCCTGACAGCTATATTGTTCAGGTCCAGCACTATCTAGGAGTGCTGGGGCCTGAATATAAAAAAGCATATTTTGCTGTACTAATCGGCGGCAATAAATTCGTTTGGAAAGAGATTGAGCGCGATGACGAGCTCATTGCGATGATCTTTCAGGCTGAAATTGAATTTTGGAATGAAAATGTATTGCGCGGACAGGCCCCTGTGCTTGATGGTTCGAGTGCAGCAGAAGAATATCTCAAGCAACGTTATGCCGAGGCAGAGGGCGGTAAAGTCATAGATCTCACTTCAGCGAATAAAACACGGATTCAGCAATATTTGCAGCTTAAAGATCAGATCAACGAACTTCAATTGCAAGCGAAGGAATTAGAAAACCAGATTAAGCACGAAATGAAGGAAGCTGAATACGGCTTCATCGGAAACTATCAAACTAGTTGGAAGTCAGTTTCGACTAACCGGATCGACTCTAAGAAACTCAAAGAGCAGTTTCCGGACGTATACGAGAAAGTCACTAAAGAAGTCCAATTTAGACGCTTTGGAATCAAGGAGGTTAGCTGAATATGGCTACAAATCAATCGCTAAAAAGCAATATCCAGAAGAAACAAAACAGTGCTCCAGCACAACAGCAAGGAACAACAATGAAAGGTCTGCTTTCTTCTCCGGCAGTCATGAATCGTTTCGAAGAAGTTCTAGGGAAAAGGGCTTCCCAATTCACAGCGTCAATTCTGAGCCTTTACAACGGCGAAAAGATGCTTCAAAAGGCAGAGCCTATGAGCGTGATTTCATCGGCTATGGTGGCGGCTACGCTTGATCTGCCAGTGGATAAAAACTTGGGTTATGCCTGGATCGTTCCGTATGGCGGTCGTGCCCAATTTCAGCTTGGTTACAAAGGGTACATTCAGTTGGCTTTACGTACGGGCCAGTATAAATTCATCAATTGCATACCGGTCCATGAAGGAGAATTGCAAAAGTGGAACCCATTAACTGAGGAAATAGAAATTGATTTTGAAAAACGGGAATCAGATGCGGTTATTGGTTACGCTGCTTACTTTGAGCTTCTAAACGGTTTTCGGAAAACAGTGTATTGGACAAAGGCGCAAGTTGAAAAGCATAAAAAGAAGTTTAGTAAGTCGGACTTCGGCTGGAAAAACGATTGGGATGCAATGGCATTAAAAACTGTTTTGAAAGCGATTCTGAGCAAATGGGGCATCTTGTCAGTGGAAATGCAGAAGGCTGTCATTGAGGACGATGAGGCACGAGAGCGCATTGACATCACTGACGAAATGTCTGAGCCAGAAATCATTGATGCAGAAGTATCAGAGGAAAAACCAAGTGCGCAGGATGCTGATCCTTTTGACGGCAAGCCTGTAGACATCAGCGACGATGACCTCCCATTTGATTAAGGTTAGTATCCCTTTCTGTTATAAGTGGCTGGCAGAAGGGGCACCCAATCGCGCGCAGTTGTTCCGCGCTTATGTTGAAGGCTATCTCAGAATAAATGAACCTGGCTTACGTTTAGTCCGCATCAGCGGAATGACAGCACTGTGTGAAAGGAAGTAGGTGAGCCATGAACTACCTGAAAGAAATGAACGGCTTCATGAATTGGCTAGAAACGAATCCGTTGTCTGCTACAACTCAAGCATTATGGTTTCATCTTTTGCACATCAACAACAAGGCAGGGTGGCGGGAGTGGTTCACCACTTCCAATACCACTTTGCAAGCAAAGATCGAGATTTCCGAAAATACGTTGATTAAACACCGAAAGATGCTGATTGATCTTAAAAGAATTGAATATAAGCCGCAGGGGAGGAAGGCAGGGCAATACAAGCTGATCTCATTTGAAACGCCTGTATGCGAGCAGGAACCATCAGAAAAGGCTGTTCCGGATCCTGCGCCAGTACAACAAGAAACGCAGGGAGTTGATCCAAAAATGAAAAACGCTTTTGAGCTATTTGAGAATAAGGTCGCTCGTTCTATCGGCTCCATTGAGGCGCAAAGAATCGGCTACATGGTGGATGATTACGGCGAAGAGAAGGTCATGGAGGCCATGAAAAAGGCTTTTAGAAATAAAGGCAGCAACGTTGGCCTGAGCTACATTGAGGCAATCCTGTCCAATCCATTAAGCCAAAAGAGAAAGGAGAAACAACAGTATGGCAATAAACAAAGCAGTCAGTATAGACACAGCATTCCAAGCAATGATGCAAGGCCTTCAAGCAAAATCGCGTTCTTGGGAAATGCAACAGGCCGGATCAGAAGAAAAGGTTGAGTATGAATGCTCTGAGTGTAAGGATCGTGGCGTTGTGATTTATCGAGTCCACAAGGATACCAAATGGACTTTAGACAAACAGCTGGATCTATTAGTGCCTGAGAGTATGGTGCCTGAGGATGAATTTCTTTCAGGAAAGGTTTGTGCGCCGGATAAAGCCCGGGAATGGAAGGACACCTATTCCAAGCAATGTGAATGTGTGAAACGGAAAAAGATAGCGCGGCTCATGGCAGCCAGCGGCATTACGGAGGAATTTGAAATGCTCTTATTCGGAAATTTTATTACAGACGGCAAGCCCCAGATGATCAAAGAAGCCTACGAATGTGCGGTCGAATACTTCAAAGACTTTGAAAAGATCAAGGGAGAACGTGCCAATAGCATTGCTCTGCTGGGACAGCCAGGCAGCGGCAAAACCCATCTGTTAACGGCCATCATGAACAACCTCATTAAGAAAAAATCAATTCACTGTATGTACTTCCCTTACGTTGAAGGCATGGGTGATCTGAAAAATGACTTTGACCAGTTGGAAACAAAGCTGGATGCCATGCGGAAAGTTGATGTGTTGTTCATTGATGATCTGTTCAAGCCAGTGTATGCAAATACCAAAGATGGACGGGTGAAGAAACCCCGGGCAACTGAATGGCAAGTCGAACAGATCCAATCAGTTGTGAATTATCGCTATTTGAATCATAAGCCTTTGTTGATCTCTTCTGAGCTTACAACGGACGATCTGCTGGACGTTGACGAGGCACTAGGGTCACGGATTTACCAGATGTGCAAGTATTACACGGTGATCATTCAGGGCAACCGGATGGAATTAAACCATAGATTGGGTGAATGGGATTGAAGGAGAAAACGAACGTTATAGGATCCAAAGGAATGTATTTGTTCGGACCTGCTGAACAAAAGGACGGCAAGGACCTCACACCGGCTATTAGGGTGCTTGAGGAAAAGATCAGACAAATGGAGCTGATGCGAAGTGCTTAAAGCGGTGATCCTGCTGCCGGCTATTATACTTACGGCGCCGTACAAGGAGAAGCAGATCCAGCATTGGGAACAGATTGACGGTAGGTAACGACGGCACGGGGAAACGGGCCGATAAGGAAATAGTCAGAGATGGAGGCGGCGGAATGAAAGTTTTAGAGAATCAGACACTTTATCAGTGTGAACATTGTGGAAAGCGACTGATGACAAAGCACGGAGCGAGGTTGCACGAAAGAGTATATTGCTCGGTTGTCAGAGAGGAAGAACAGAAAAAACGTCAGGAAGCCTGTGAACATAAGCACATGGAAATGAGTTACTGCACTATGCCGGGAGAAGATCATTTGCAGATACCGGACTATGAATGTTGTTCTGATTGCGGCATGTCAGAAATGGAGATTGCACAGCAAAAAAACAAGCTTCAGGAGGCATCGCATGCCAGCAAATAAGTACGGCGCAAGAAAAACACAGGTAGACGGCATCACGTTCGACAGCCGGGCCGAAGCCAAATACTATGAGCAGCTGAAATGGCTCAAGGTGAGCAAGCAGATCAAAGATTTTAAGCTGCAGCCACGGTTCCTGCTGCAAGAGGCATTCAAAAAGAACGGCAAAACTTTTCGGAAGATTGAATATATTGCAGACTTTGAGGTTCATAACTTGGACGGCAGCATCGAGATCATTGACATCAAGGGCGTTGAAACAAAGGAATTTGCCATCAAGCGCAAGCTGTATGAGCGGCTTTACGATACGCCACTCAAGGTGCTGGCTCTGGATAAGTCACTCGGCTTCATCGAGCTGGACGAGCTGAAAAAACTCAAAAGAAAGGCGGGAAAGTCCACTGCTAAACGTGGTAATCGCAGACGATCGGCCGTTGTGGGTGCAGGAAGAAGATAAGCTCATGGCCTGTATGACACGTTGCTCTCAGTTTAAGGCATGCGCCAGCCGAATGGGTTCTGATTGCAAGAAGCTCGGCGGCACGGAAATACCCAAAATCAATTCAGGAGGCAGATACCATGGAACAGCAAAACATCAATCCTTACAAGCCAGGACCGGTTGAAGAATGGAAGATGACGCCGGAACAGCTGGCCGAATATGTGAAAAAACATCCGATCGTTTACCGGGAGGAATTGAAACCATCGCCATCATTCACAATGGCCGGATGGAAACCGGATCACTATTAAACACAAAAAAAGCACCGAAGCGTATGCCCCGATGCATTGATATGAACTGGTACTTCTATCATAGCACAGGGGGCGCTAAGAATGTACAACCCAAGAGAAATTAATTTAAGCAAAGATACAACAATCGAACAGGCAATTGAACCGGGCAAAATACAGATCATCGTTTTAGACGGGAGCCAGGGCACCGCACATGTCTTGGAAGCCCCGGAGCATGGCAAAACAATTATTCAAACGGCAAAGGGCAGCTTTGCTCGAGTCGATCACGAAATAGGTTTCAAAATCAAATAGCAGGGGCTTTCCCCTGCGGGGGAGGAACGGCATGGATAAATTACAGGAAGTTAAAAAATTTGATATCACCATCTTCACGAGTTGGTTAAAGAAATACGCCGAATGCGGGGAAGGTTTAGAAAAAGCTTGGCACTTTCTGATTGAACAAGCTGAACTGGCTGAAAAGCGTCAGGAAATCATCGAGGAAAACAAACGCCAGCAGGAAGTAACGGTTCATCAATTCCGGCAGGCTCAGAAAGAAATTCAGCGGATCACTAAAGAGAGTGATGGTTTCAAACAAGCATTAGAAAAAATCGCTACTCTCAAGCCTTCTACTAACAATGATATCAACGCTTGCAACTTTCAATTTGCAATTACTACAGCCAATTTGGCATTGGAAGGTGATGCGGAATGAAAGAATATCTGATTTTAACCACTAGATATAAAGACTTACATTTCGGTGGCAGTGTTCATTTGTTTTGGGGAATCAACAGCAGCGGATACACAGCGATTCTACAGCGTGCGGGACTTTATACAAAAGAAGAGGCCTTTAAAATCGGTAAACATTCTGAGGGTCAGGACATACCGGTTCACTTCTCAAAATTTGGATTTGACCGTGCTTTCTTTGAAACAAAAGAACGTTTTGTACAAATGCCTGTTCTGTATTCAATATCTGAGGACTCTAAAAAGATCATTGCTGACTGGCAAAAGGATGGTGCTACGGAATGAAAATTACAGTAGACAAAAAAGTGAAGAAGTTCTATCTAGCCCTTAGTAATACACGTAAGCCAGAGGATGGCAAATGGAAGCCGGCGGTTGGTCATGAAATTCAAGTTGGAAAATATCGTTTCTGTGCTATTCCATCGTTTGATCATATTAACGTATCAGAGGTAACAACCGGACTACAGGTTCTTAAAATTCCGATGACCTCTAAAATCTATCAGATGACACTCGACAAAGAAGACACGTTGAAATTTTTCGAGAGCGTTGGTAAGGATTTAATCAAAATCATCAATAAGCACAGTGCGGCTGTTTTTGATAAATGTCTTATGGAGCAAAAAAAGCACATGTTCAGCAGGCTTGGCGAAATGCCACCGGTTGAAGTTTTTGACATGGAGGAGGATGCAAAGTGATCCCTTTACAAGTAGAGCTTCAGCGGGCAGTCAAAGCCACGAAAGACGAAGCGATGACAGTTGAGCAGGCGGCGGAATATTTGAAAGTGCATCCAGATTACATACCGGTGCTCGTGGCAAAGTCAGATGATCTGAAAATGATCGGTGATGAAACCATCATTGCAAAGCGTGATAAGACGAATGGCTGGCTCATTGGGGCGATGGTTTTGGTTTTATTCTTTGCGATCGCAGTCGGCTGGGAATAGGGGGTTAAGGCATGGGGTTTCCGAGAATTTTACACTATCCGGGCAGTAAATGGTCAATGACAGATTGGATCATTAGCCATATGCCCGAGCATAAAACATACGTTGAACCTTTCTTTGGATCCGGAGCATTGTTTTTTAATAAGCAGCCTTCGACCATTGAAACGATAAATGATCTGGATAGCAGCGTGGTCAATCTTTTCAAGGTGATTCGGGATCATCCGGAAGAGCTTGCAAGATTGATCGAATGGACGCCGTTATCTAGAGAGGAGTATTACGGCTCCTATGACTCTGAATCAGGCAATGAATTAGAGGACGCCCGCCGATTTCTTATCCGTTGCTGGCAGGCCATAGGAGCAAAAACAAGTGATCGGACAGGTTGGCGGAGCCTTATCAGCAGTAACGGTCCTGACACGGCTAAGGAGTGGGGCAAACTGCCGGCAAAGATATTGTTAGTAGCCAAGCGACTAAAAGAGGCACAGATTGAGCATCAGCCAGCTGTCCAGCTGCTTGAAAGGTATAAACGAAAAGAGGTTCTTGTTTACGCGGACCCGCCTTACATCATCGAAACGCGGACAAAGCGGCATTACAAACACGAAATGACGATTGATGATCATGTTGAGTTGCTTGAGACTTTGGACAAGCACCCTGGTCCTGTTCTTCTCTCAGGGTATGCACATCCAATATACGATGAACGACTCAGGCATTGGAAAAGAGAAGTCCGGCAGGTATCGGCCGAAGCAGGCGCCAAGCGTGAAGAGGTCCTTTGGATAAACCCGGTTGCTGCTGAACAAAGTTACTTTCAGCAATCTTTATTCAGCCTGGAGGCGCGGCCATGAAAAAAATCGAGTTATTCGCGGGCATCGGAGGTATTTCACTTGCGGCAGAGTGGGCAGGCATTCAAACAGTCGCATTCTGTGAGCAAAATGCCTTCTGTCAGCGGGTTTTAAGAAAGAATTTCCCGGGCGTTCCCATCTTTGATGATGCTTGCGCTTTGAACAGACGGCTTTTAGAGGAAAAAGGAGTGATCGAACCAGGTGAAACAATTGGCATTCTTTCAGGAGGATACCCCTGCCAGGGTGAAAGTGTTATCGGGAAAAGAAAAGGAGATCAGGATGATAGATGGCTCTGGCCTGAAATGTTCCGACTCACAAAAGAATTACGACCCGATTGGGTTGTTGGAGAAAACGTTGCTGGACACATCACAATGGGCTTGGACACAGTCCTCTCCAACTTGGAAAGTGAAGACTACCAAGCAAGGGTATTCGTACTACCGGCTGTCAGTGTCGGCGCGCCGCATCAAAGATACAGGACATTTGTTGTTGCCCACTCCGGCCGCGAGTCAAAATCACAAACCGATCAGACCTTTAGCTCCTTCGGAAGCGGACGGAACACACGGGGTGATCTTGCCGGGTGGCTTGGGCCATCAGTTTCCCCATCTTACTGGCAAATACATCAATCCCCAGCTGTTGGAGTGGATGATGGGTTTCCCAATCGGGTGGACAGAAGTATAGCTTTAGGCAACGCGGTAGTGCCTCAACAGATTTACCCGATATTCAAAGCGATTATGGATCAGGAGGCGGCATCATGATCGAATACAGCTGCCCTGAATGTGGTCACAACGAATTAGATATAAAAATCCGCCCAGATGCACGCTGCCCTAAATGAGGCTGCAGCATGGGCGTTGAGGAGGAAATAGCGTGAGCGAAATCGACTATAACAATTGGAAAGCAATGATCAAAAAGATGAACGAGGGCCAGCCTAGTGTTTTGGATCTGGTTAACGAACAAATTGAGTCCTATGAAAAGGAAAAGGAGGCCGAAAACAAATGAACACAGCATACAGAGTTTGGGACGGCGAGCAGATGTATTATTACGGTGATGAAGGTATATGTCTTTCCATCGGTGAATTGGGTTCAATTGACGGAAAAGTTTTTGGATGGTCTTTATGGTTAGAGGGTTATGGTGTGATCGCACACAGCGGAGACGGAAAGTCCGTTCTCATGTGGCACATAGGGTTATTGGATAAGAACAATAAAGCTATTTATCAGAATGACTTTTTCGAATTCGCAAATGGTGAAAAAGGCGTTGTGGAGTGGATAGAGGATAAGGCAATGTACGACGTGCGGAACTATTATGATCCGAGAGCTGATTACCCTAATATAGCTTTTAGTGAACATGCTCATTGTTTAGGTGAAGTGAAGGGGAATATTTGTGAAAATTCTGAGTTATTGGAGGGGGCGGAGTGAAAAAATGGATGGCGAAAGATGGAAATTACACGTACACCATAAAAGAAAGTGTGTTCGGTGGTGTTGATTTAAACATAGATCATCTTGGCGACGAAATGCGTTTATGGTTCCAAACTTATAAAAGCGCACGCAACTATTTAAGGCGCGAGGAAGATTTCACAGGCAGAATGCAATTAGTTAAGGAGGGCGCGGAGTGAAATTTGCATTTAGAGTATTGATGCTTCTCATAATGGCGGCCGTTGCCGATTCCATAGGAATAATTCTGGCGTATTATTTCGACAATCCGAGTTTGAGATTAAACTGTGTGTCAGTTACCGCGGCGATCAGTGGGTACTTGGTTCGTGGATGGTGGCCGCCGGAAGAGAAGGAGGGCGCGGAGTGAATGACGGAATAATCGGCATCATATTATTTCTGTTCCTGTTTTGGGCGTTTGTAGTTTGGTGGAGAAATTATTAAGGAGGGCGGAGAATGAATAAAAAACCTGTGAAATCAGTCAGAGCTGAGAGCATGAAAGAAGTATTTGAAAGGATGCAAGAGGCATATAATCTGGGATTCATGATAGAGGTGACTCAATTAGCAGAAGCCGGCGTATTCCTCAACCCTAACTTGTTTAGAGTTGATATGTATTTGCCTGTGAAGGAGGGCGTGCAGAGTGATAAGTGAAATGCGATTACAAGCACAGATCGACGTTATCGAAAGAGAAAATAAGGAATTACGCCGCAGGAATGAGGAATTAGGGCAGACGGTCGAACGTCAGAACAAACAGATAATCTCTCAAAATTGGAGACTGTTGTTTTTCGCTTCATCCTGGATCGTTTATGGAATTGTTAGTGCTATAAAATACTTTTAAAGAGGAGGATAAGTGATGAGCACACCGAATTTTTGTCCTCGTTGTGGGGGAGAGTCTGTTGTACAACTTATCACGTCAACTGTTTGGGACGTCCATAAATGTTCAAAATGCCTTGCGAGCTTCGCCAATTATGACGATGGTTCCGATGCCCGCGAAGAAGCGGCAGAATTGGAGAAGAAAGAACGGGCGGAGCTAGCCCGGTTAAAAGCTAAATATGAGAGTGAAGCAGAATTATGAGGATTAGCAAATGGTTCTGAGGACACTGTTTCTGCTGATGGGCTGCGGATTCTGGATATATTTCCAACACGATTACAGGCCGGACATGAAAGCGAACCTTGCTTTGATCGGGGCAATCATTTCATTTACGGCTGCGGCTTACTTTAAAGATATTGATAAGTATATAGAGAAGAGGGAAGACAAATGATAATAGCCTTAAAAATAGCTCTCTTGCTGGTTATGGTTATCTCTCTTATGGGAGTTATAGGTGAGGATAAGGATTCACAGTTGCGGAATCACTTAACAGCAATATGTATCACATCTATTATCGGCACCATTGCTACATACGTGCTACTTTAACTAAATAAGTCCAAGACGGAAAGCCTGCGGACACTGAACTTACAGCATTAGCGCTGTTTGTTTGGTGTCCGTTTTTTATTTCGCAACTATCTGGATGTCTATCGCGATTACTAACGGTGAAAGGAGTGACGAGACATGAAACAGTCCAAAAAGAAACCATCACAGAAACAACAGGAGCGCTCAGATCGTTTCTGGCAATCAATGATGAACACAAACATGCAAACACTCAGACGTGGCAAAGGCGGCGCTTATAAACGCAGAAAGTAAAAGGAGAGTTTCAGGGTGAAATACGGATTCGCTTATAAAAACGGAAAGCTTGTGAATATCTTTTGCGGCAAAGAAGAGCTCTATAACGAGTTGAAAGCCTTCTTGGTCAAAACCTTCAGTATCAGCGTGAAAGAGGTATCGAGGCTTCAATATATCGCAGAGCAAAAAGCAAACAACTGGAATGACACTTACTCTATTTAACTATCAGGAGGGAAAGCACTATGACAGATCAAATGATTGCATGGGAGATTGAAGAATGGATTCGTGATTATAAATTCATGCTGCGGGAGATCAAAAGGCTCAACCGTGTTTTAAACAAAGTAGATTTTATTGGCGGAAAGCTCACTGCAACATACGGGGAGGAAGCGGGCATGCCAAGGGGATCAGCAGGCGTCAGTCAGGCAGAATTGCGACAGATGGACCGAAGAGAGAGACGGCTCCACAAATATGAATCTATTGTGCATTATCTGGACAACGCTATGGAACACATTGAAGAAGAAAAGCACCGTATCGTTTATGATTGCATGATGGAAGGCATGAGCTACACTGCTATTGCAAACCACCTTGATTGCTCCCGCGATACCATCAGAAAGATCAAAACAGCCATAATCGGCAACATCGTCAATAAAGTCAAAGAAGCCAACTTTCTGCAATATTTGAACTCGTTTAAATCGGCGGTGTAAAATGGGAGGCAGGATCGGCGCGGCGGATTATTCCTGCGTCACCACCAATTTCATATAGTGATCTTTAACCTCAGCAGCATTATTTTGTTGCTGAGTTTTTATTTTCGGAAAAAGGAGTGAGTGAAATGGATTCCAAAACACTCGTGAATGAATGGGCGGCAACGGCACTGGAAGGGTTCAAAAAAGGTATAGATGTAACGGAGAACAAAGAAACAGACTTGGAGAATGTAAGGATTGTCGGTCATATACACGATGCGAAAATACACGAAGTAAACTTAAATCAACTTGTACCCGGGACTGTCACTGATAAGGAGTTATTCGACGGTATCACTATTGAAAAGATTGAACAATTATCCAAGGCTCATAATGATTTAGGGTTTACCATTGACCAGCTAAAAAACATTCATAAACAAGGCCGGTGCATAGAGTTTACTAGCGAAATGATACCGGCTATCGATAAAGAAAAACACGGTGACGTTTTCGATTACAATATAAGACTTAGAGTAAAACACGCTCAAGTATAAAAGATTGGCTGCGGCACTGTAAATTTACGGGGTCGCTTTTTATATTCTTTGTAAACTGAGTCCAGTGAATCTCAGATAAGACTATTGGCGGCTGACGGCCTCTGAGTTTGGGCTCGGTTTAGAGAGAATATATGAGGAGGTGCAGGTGATTTGATATGAAATTGACAGAGAAACAGAAACGTTTTGCCGACTTTTATATTGAGCTTGGTAATGCGACTGAAGCGGCTAGAAAAGCAGGTTACAGTAAGAAGACAGCTAAATCAATCGGTCAAGAGAACCTGACGAAACCTGACATCAAATCCTATATTAAAGAGCAATTGGATGCAAAGGATGCGGAAAGGATAGCTTCACAGGACGAGATTCTTGAATTCTTAACGGCAGTGATGCGTGGAGAGAAAACTGAGCAGATTCCCGTTGGCATCGGTGAAGGCGCTCAGGAATTAGAGGACAAAGACCCTTATCTAAAGGACCGCGTGAAAGCGGCTGAACTGCTCGGTAAACGGCATGGTATGTGGACTGAGAAAGTCGATATGGCAGGCGAATTCGCTGTTCAGTTCATTGATGACTCAGGTGATGGTGAATGAAGCAAATAAAGTTCTCAGAGGTATTTACGCCTCATTTCTTGGCAGCTTGGCGGGAAATCAAAAAGGGCGACAAATTAAAATACGTCTTTAAAGGCGGCCGGGGTTCGGCTAAATCAACGCACATTGCTATGTGGATCATTATTTTGATGATGATGATGCCAATTACATTCCTGGTCATCCGGCGTGTGTACAGAACGATTGAAGAATCAGTTTTCGAACAGCTGAAAGAAGCTATCGACATGCTTGAGGTCGGTCACCTATGGAAAGTGAATAAGTCACCATTGAAGCTGACGTACATCCCGAGAGGAAATAGTATCATTTTCCGCGGTGGCGACGATGTAACCAAAATTAAATCATTGAAGGTCAGCAAATTTCCTGTTGCCGGCATGTGGATAGAGGAACTGGCCGAATTTAAAACAGAAGAGGAAATTTCCATTATTGAAAAGTCAGTTCTTCGTGCCGAATTGCCGAAAGGCTCCCGGTACATTTTCTTTTATTCGTACAACCCGCCGAAAAGAAAACAGAGCTGGGTTAATAAGATTTTTAATTCGAGCAGTCTGCCGAAGAACACATATGTAAATCATTCGACATATAAAGACAACCCGTTTTTATCAAAGGATTTCATAGATGAGGCCGAGGAAGCAAAACGAAAGAATGAAAACAAATACCGCCATGAATATCTCGGCGAAGCGTTAGGAAGTGGTGTTGTGCCATTTGATAATTTGAAAATCGAAAACGGCTGTATTACTGATGAAATGGTACGCTCGTTCGACAACATACGGCAGGGTGTTGACTTTGGATATGGCCCTGATCCTCTTGCTTACGTCAGGTGGCATTATGACAAGAAGCACAACAGCATCTATGCGATTGATGAGCTATATGATCAAAAGGTTTCCAATAGAGAGCTGGCAAAATGGATCAGGTCAAAAGGATATGAGAGTCAAGAGATTACTGCTGACAGTGCCGAGCCTAAAAGTATTGATGAATTGAAAATAGATCATGGCATCAGGCGCATTACAGGCGCTAAAAAAGGTCCTGACTCAGTTGAATATGGCGAAGAATGGCTTGATGATTTAGACGCCATTATCATTGATCCGTTGAGAACGCCTAATATCGCCCGGGAATTCGAAAATATCGACTATCAGACAGATAGAGATGGAAACCCAAAAGCGCGGCTTGAGGATGCCGACAACCACACTATAGACGCTACCCGTTATGCTTTTGAGCGGGATATGAAGCAGGCAGGAGTGAGAGTATTGAAATGAAACGGATCAGATTTCAGACAAGCGGGCTGAAGCCTAATGATTGGCGCAAAAAAAATCGTATTGCACTTACTGAGGACCAGCAGAACATTGTTGATGCTTTAGAAAATATGCTGGAAGATGCGAGAAATGGCAAGATTAACAAAATGGTCGCTGTTTGCGAGACGAAAAATCAGTTTATTCTTGCTTATCGCGGCGCTACTTATCAGGACGTATTGAAAATGACACACACACTCGCTGATAACATATTCGAAAACTGGTATGGAGAGGAGGAATGAACATGTATCCGATGACACCAACACATACAGAAGAACTATTGAAAATCATTCAGGACAGCGCGGAAACATCCGATACTCTTCCGGACACCACTATCATTCAGAAGATGATTGATAAACACGAATTAGAGCGTGACCGAATGCTTGAGGGCGTCGCATATTACATGAATCAGGCAGACATAAAAAAAAGACTGCGCTATTTCTATGAGGATGGCGTACGCAAAATAGACACTGAAAAACCGAATAATCGCATTTCCCATAGCTGGCACAAACTGTTGGTCCAACAAAAGGTGCAGTATCTGGTTGGGAAGCCAATCACCTTTAATGCTGATGACTCCAAATTCTTGAAGCTCGTAAATGACTTTGTTAACGAGGATTTTGACGATTGCATACAAGAATTGCTGAAGAACGCTAGTAACAAAGGTCGAGAATGGTTGCATCCGTTTGTAGACGAAGAAGGTAAGTTTGATTTCATTCGCATACCTGCCGAAGAGGTTATACCTGTATACGAAACAACTAAAAAACGGAAGCTTCTTTATGCAATCAGATATTATGATGTGAAAAACATTGATGATGAGTTCACTCGTAAAGTGGAATTGTACACAGATGAACAGATTTTTTACTATGTCGAGTATAACGGGGCCTTAGTTCAAGACTTTGCTTATGAGAACAATCCGGAAGCCCATTTTTATGATAAACAAGGCAATGGCTATGGCTGGGGTAAGGTGCCGATGATCGAGTTCAAGAATAATGAAGAGGGCGTAAGTGACCTAATCTTTTATAAGGACTTGATCGATGCTTACAACGGGAATATTTCAAATAACGCTAATACGTTTGATGAAATGCAGGACATCATCTTTGAATTAATAAATTATTCAGGTGACGATCTATCGGAGTTCATGACCAACCTTCGTCATTATAAAGCGGTTGCTGTTGGCGAGGGTGGCGGCTTCAATATGAAAACTGCTGAAATTCCAATTGATAGCGCGAACACCCACCTTGATCGATTGGAAGAAAACATTTACCGGTTCGGTCAGGGTGTAAATAACAATCCGGATAAAGTCGGTAATTCTCCTACAAACGTTGCGATTAAAAATCTATATTCATTACTTGATCTAAAGGCGAATGAAGCTGAACGGAAATTCCGGCCGGCGCTGCACGCCTTTTTTTGGTTTTTCACAGAATACCTAAAAATGACTGGTCAAGGTGAATACGATCCCACTCTTTTGCAAATGACATTCAATCGCTCACGTATGACAAACGAGCTTGAAGAGGTGCAAATGGGTAGTCAAAGCACAGATATCAGCAAAGAAACACGATTGGCGCACCATCCTTGGGTTGATGATGTAGAAGCTGAGCTGAAGAGGATAAAAGATGAGGAATTGGAATACCGGAAAAGTATGCCGCCGTTGAGAGAAATCCCTACGGATACGGGCGGTGATGAAGATGAACCAGAATGATATTGATAAGTACCTGGATGACATGATCACAGAGGACGCGAAAAAGATTGATGTCGTTTTTGCTCAACGGCTGAAAGAGATCAATCAACAAATCGCGGCCCTTTATGCGAAATACAGCAGAGATGGTCAGCTATCCATGGCTGATATGAATAAATACAACAGGTTCAAAAAAGAAATGGAGCGCATGACTGAGGAATCCAGTAAGGCATTCAAAACCATCCTCACAATTGTTGAGGCTTTGGCTGCTAAACAATTCCTCGAGAGTTACATGCGCTCTGCTTATTTGTACGAGATGGAAGCTGCGGTTGATTTAGGCTTCAGCATCCCTACAGTCGAAGTAATAAAGCAGGCCATATTAAACCCGATAGCTGAATTGACTCTTTCAGCCTTATATAAACGCCACAGGGATGATTATGTGCGACAAATACAGATTTCAATTGCTCAAGGCATTCAAGCTGGTGAAGATTACTCGAAGATTGCCCGGCGTATTGAGCAAACGACCGAATTTGCCCGCAGAAAGGCTCGTGACGTGGCGAGAACAGAGACTCATAGGGTACAAGTCTCGGCGAGGATGAAAAGCGCTGAACAGGCTTCTAAAAAGAGCAAACTCGAAAAGATGTGGAATGCGACTCTTGATCTTAAGACTCGTTCCGGTCACAGGAAGCTCGACGGCAAGACTGTTGAACGAAACGGGCTATTCAAATCGATATATGGAGGCGTCGGACCGGCTCCGGGGCACATGAATAATGCCAAGGATGATATTAACTGCCGTTGTACGATTGCTTTCAAAGTAAACGGCGTGCTACCGGATACAAGAAGGGCCCGTAAGCGCGGCAATGGTACTGGCGAGACTATCCCATACCAAACCTATGAAGAGTGGTACAAATCCATTGAGAAAAAAGGGGAGACAAAAAGTGAAAGATAATTTTTATTTGAGTGATGATGAGAACGAACGAATCAAGCGATTAATAGAAATGCAGGCCGTCGCTGCCCAGTTTGAAGATAAAAAAGGATATGACGAAATTTATTGTGAACTGAAACGATCACTTTTTGTATGTGAAAAATAACAGTAGCCGAGCAGCGTTTTTTATTTTGTCCTGAGCATGACGTAAAAAGGCTCATTGCTCATTCTAAAGGCTTGGAGCCAAACTAAGCGCAAATCCTGTGCGTGAGGTGGACACGCAAAAAAACATTAAAGGAGAGGTTGAAATGAGTTTGAAAGAATTGCTTGGTGATGATCTGTATGCTCAGGTCATGGATAAAGTCGGAGATCAAAAGATTGATATCGTCAGTAACGGACAATGGTTTCCGAAAGAACGTTTTGACGCAGTAAACAGTGAAAAGAAGGACTTGAAAGCGCAGCTGGATGAGCGCGATCAACAATTATCTACTTTGCAGAAGCAGGCAAAAGGCAATGAAGAGCTTCAAGCTGCAATTGAACAATTGCAAGAAGACAACAAAAAAACTGCTGAGGAGTATCAGCAAAAATTAGATCAGCAGGCTTTTGATTTTGCTGTTGAATCAGCATTGCGTGATGCGAAGTCAAAAAATATCAAGGCTGTTAAAGCCAATTTAAACCTTGACAGTTTGAAGTTAGCTGACGGAAAGGTCATTGGTCTGGAAGAGCAGTTGAACGCTCTTAAAGAAAGCGACAGTTATCTTTTTGAGGAGAGTGAGGAACAACCGCCAAAGCTTGCAGGAAGGCAACCTCATAGTTCACAAGGAGCAGGAGCTGTGTCTCCGACTGGGAATAACCCTTTCAGTAAAGAACATATGAACTTGACTGAACAAGGCCAAATTCTAAGAAGTAACCCAGAACAAGCGAAACAATTAATTATCCAAGCAGGCGGAAATCCTGCAAACTACGGATTATAAAGGAGAATTTAAATGACAGTAACTAGAGTTCAGGATGTTATCATCCCGGAAATTTTTAACCAATACACAATGAACAATACTGTTGAACAAACAGCGGTATACCGAAGTGGAATTATTCAGCCTGTACCGGGCTTAATTGTTCCAAGTGGTGGGGATACAGTCAATATGCCTTTTTGGAACGATCTTGAAGGAGATCCAGAGGCGATTCAATCAAACTTTGCATTGACTCCAGAAAAAATCACATCAGGGAAAGACGTTGCTCGGGTATTCGAATATGGTAAGGCTTGGAGCGCAGAAGATTTAGCGGGAGAGCTTGCAGGATCAGATCCAATGAGAGCAATTGGTGATCGTGTCAATTACTATTGGGAAAGACAGTTTCAAAAAATGATCTTCCTTATGTTGGATGGTGTCTTTGGTAGCAACATCACTAATAATGATGGCGATCTTGTATTAGATATTTCGAGTGGTGACGGGAAAAAGTACACAACTTACCTATTTGCTGGAGGTGCCGTTGGTTATGCCCCAGGTATGCCGAAAACACCAACCGAAACAGATCGAAACTCACTAAAAGGTGAGGACATTTTGATCAATCGTAAGAAGTTCATTATGCATCCTCGTGGTTTCAAATGGACCGAAGCTGATGTTGCTGCCGAAATGCCTACATTCAAAGAATTGGCAAGCGCAAAGAACTATGAACGTGTTTATGACAAAAAGAAAGTCCGAATTGTGAAGATCATTTCCAATGAAGGACCAGAAGCAGCAGCTAATTCAAAATTAAGCGGTGAAGTGATTCTTGATGCAGCTCAATTACTCGGGGATGCTAAAGGAAAATTCACTTCAATTGCAATGCATTCAGTAACGCATACAAATTTACAGAAACAAAACTTGATTGAGTTCATTCCTAACAACAGGGCTGATGTAGGTTTTGGAACATACCTTCAAAAGTCCATTATTGTTGATGATTCACTTCCAGTTGTAACACCAGCGCCCTAATGCGCCCCAAAACCTACGGTACACAAGCACAACTGATTCTATAACGGTTGAATGGAATCCCGTAGCTGGGGCTACTTCATACAACATCTATAGAGGGTCAAATAAAACGTTCGATAAGAGCGTAACCCAACCGATTTACACAACAACCGGAATGAGTCCTGATACTCAACTTACAATCAATGTGACGGCTGTCAATAATAGCGGGGAATCTGCAATGTCTGAGATTGTTACCCGTACACAGGCGTAAAGGAGAGTTACTAATGGGAGCGACTACATTTTGGCTTCTTGAACAGGAGTTGAAAGCTAGAAAAGCAGTTCAACAAACTGCTGAATCAACTGACAAGCAAGAAGGCCAAGAAAGTATTGATTTTGAAACACTATCTGATGATCAATTGAAAGAGATTGCAAAAGATCGGGGCATACCCGGCTATTTCAACATGAAGCGCGATACACTGCTAACCAAACTGAAAGGGTGATCCGATGGACATCCAACAAGTAAAACGAATGATAGGGATAACCACTGATAAGCATGACGCTTATTTATCTGAGGTTGTCCCTATTTTAATTGAGTACGCAAGCGACTTTTGTAAAAACAATTTTGAGCCAGGGACGCTGCCCGCCGGCGTGAAAATATTTGTTGCAAAAGCGACTGAATACAATATGACGCCGTCTGGTCTGTCTGGGAGAAGTATGGGGGATGTGTCATATTCGTATAATACGGAATTCCCGCAACACATCATGAAGAATCTGTATCCATACAGAAAGGCATACCGATGATCTATGAAGAATTCCCCCACGAAATCACGTTTCAGCGGATGGGTAAGGTGCCAGACGGCGGCGGAGGTTATGAAGAAGGTTACGTTGACTACATCACAACAGAAGCATTAGTCAGTGGCGTCAGTTCCCGGGAATATTATCAGGCTCAGCAGCTACAAAACCCGGTTGAATGCAATGTGTATTTCCCTTATCGGACTGATATCGAGAAAACAATGAGGATCATTTACGAAAACAAGATCCTCATTCTCAAATCAGAGCCTATTGACCAAGGCGGTATGCATGAGGTCTTGAATCTTAAATGCCAGGTATCGGGGGTGCTTGAGTCTGATGGCGAGAGTTAGCGGCAGATGGGTCAGGCAAATGCGCAGAGCCACTGAAGAGTTCAGGAACAATGTGATTGAAGAAGCCAAACGGATTGTAACTGACACGGCCGAGCTGATTTACAGTAATGCCGTTTTAAATGCTCCAACTGCCATGATAGACGGCGGGAACTTAAAAAACTCAATAGAAGTCGACTATCGTGACGGCGGCTTAACGGCCATTATTTCTGTTGGTGCTGATTATGCAATTTATGTCGAATACGGTACTGGAATTTATGCGGAGGACGGGGGTGGCCGGCAGACTCCTTGGGTCTATTATGACACCAAGCTTAACCAATGGGTTATGACGCGGGGGATGCGGGCCCAGCCGTTCTGGAATCCGTCTATTGAGGAAGGTATGCGGTACTTCGCCAGTCAAATGTGATAGAAAGGGGCTGTCATTATGCGGTCAGCCATGTGGCCGTTGCAGACGGCTATATTTCAAAGGCTATCAACTGATAAAGAGCTGAATGCACGCGTCACTGGTGTGCTTGATGCAGTCTCGAAAGATCAGAAAAAGCCATATGTGACAACAGGCGATGATGACGTTTCGCCATTTGAAACAAAAACGTCTGTAGGCGAAATCATCAATGTTGTTCTCCATTGTTGGAGCGACTATAACGGCAAAAAAGAAGCGATGCAGATCCTTGATTTGATGCTGCAAGCAATAACCAGAGAGCCCCTAGAAGTAGAGGGCTTTTCTTTATGCCGTTCTGAGATGCGCGGCATGCAGGTGATCACCGACATTGACGGATACACCAGACACGGCATTCTCAGGATGCGGTACACAATAAACAATTGAGAGGATGAAGGAAATGCCACAATTATTGAATGGTAAAGATGAGATTTATTTCGTTCAGCCGATGGATGCACAAGGCACAGAAGGGCTGTTCATTGCCTTCCAAACAGAAGGTTCACATACGAAAGAACAGGACACGTTGGATGAATCCACAAAGTCAGGCCGTATTGTCGGTTACGGAACAAAAAACGAATCTTTTGAGCTGACTTATTATGCTGCTGTTTCAGACCCGGGACAGGAAGCAATCGAGACAGCCTACGACAATGAAAAGGCTATCAAAGTATGGAAGGTCAATAAAAACAAAAATAAAAATGATAAGCACAATGCTGTCTATGGTCATGCCATTATTGAGAGTTTAGAGGTTAGTCAACCACAGGATGGATTCGTTGAAACATCAGTGACATTACCGGTATTGGGCAAAACTTTCAAAGGTGAGCTTGATCCATTACCTGATGAAGTTCTTGCGGCAATCGAGTCTTCAGCTGGTGCAACGAAATTTGAGCAGTTTGGTGGCACAACTACACCCTAAGGCGCCCCAAAATCTATCGTTCACGGCTACTACTGACAGCGTGACCGTGAAATGGGAAGCGGTAGATGGGGCAACGTCATACAAAGTGTATAGAGGAGCGGACAAGAAGCTTGATGCTACTGTCACAGGCACATCCCACACACTGACAGGCATTGCGGCAGATACCCAGCTGACGGTCAATGTCTCTGCGGTTAACGATGCTGGGGAATCACCGATGACCGAGATTATTACAAGAACTCAAGCGACTGCGCCCTGATACACCCCGTAACATAACCATGACAAGCGTCACTTCAAATCAAGTGGGATTTAAATGGGACGCGGTGAAAGGGGCGACCTCGTACAACATTTACAGATATTATGCAAAGATAGCAACTGTCACGACAAACTCATATCTCTCCAATCCGACTCTTAAACCCGATAGTTCATACATTTTCAATGTATCCGCGGTAAATGCCGCCGGGGAATCGGCTTGGTCAGAGAAATTCACGATTCGCACAACTAAAGAAGAAGCATAGGAGCCCGGCTGTTGCCAGGGCTCTTTTTAATATGAAAATTTGGAGGTTTTATATATGGCTCACTTAACAATTGACGGAAAAGATTATGCTGCACGTTGTGATTTTGCATTCGATAGAACAGCAAACGAGAAATATGCGAAAGAGGATAAAAACGGTGACAAATCAGGCGGTACATTAACGATTTACAACAGCTTACTGAATGATGATGCTGTATACCTTTCTGCATTTTGGGATTGCGCACTTGCTCACTTGAAAAAAGGCAAGCCTTCTGTCGAGCAGATTGAGGATGCGATCGCCAAGATCATCGAAGAAGATGAAACTGGCAACGCCGTTGATGAGATGGTGAAAGAAGCTTTTAACACACTGGATTCAGCGGGTTTTTTCAAAGGAAAGATCCGTCAGCAATGGAAGATGATGAGCAAGCTGTCGAAACCGAAGAAGGCCAGCCCGAACGAGACTCCGGAAATGGAAGCGAAGCGGCTGGAGGAAGACGAAATGAACAAGGACATGCTGGAGACGATGGAGGAAGCGTACAAAGAGAAGACGGGATTGACTATCTCCAAGTAATTGAAAATGCGGCTCGTTGGATGGGTGTCTATGACAACGATGTCATTATGTCATGGACTCCAAACGAGTATAAACGAAAGCTAAAAGCAGCCAAACTCCGTGAAATTGACGAGATGGAAAAGTTGGCGAGAAATGCTATGTTTCATCGCTATGCACTAAACGAAAAGAGACCAAAAGAATCAAAGATGTTTGACGCTAGAAAAGCGCGCAGAGAGCTTGAGCGTTCTCTGACAAGTGAGGAGAACAAATGGCGTGAATCAGACGTAAACAAGCTTGGTCCGAGAGCAAAAGGCGTGCAGATGTTAAATGACGCTGTGCGGTCTTATTTCGGAAAACAATCCAAAGAAAAGGGGTGAGGGCATGATCGAGAGGCTTACTGCTGTTATAGAAGCTCAGACGCAGAGATTCAACAGAAGTATGAACCGAGTCAATGACATGATGCGGCGTATGGCTGATACCCATACAGTTGAAGTTGAAGCAGAAACTGCAAGCTTCCAAGCGCGAGTCAGACAAGCAGAGCAGCAGATCGACAACTTTATTCATCGGCATCAGAGAACCCGAGTCGATTTAGACGCAGACTCTGACGACGTACAACGGGCAGTATCAGCGGCGCGAACAGAACTTGCATCATTGCCCAACCGGGTTACAACCAACATTAACGGGAATACATCGGATTTAACTCGCGCAGTCGCTACTGCACAAACTGAGACTAGATCCTTACCGAACAGAGTTTGGATCTTCATAGAAGCTCGTACTGATCGATTCGAAAACTCTATGAATCGTCTGGCTAAAATCACGAACTCCGTTTCTACTGTAATAGGCCATTCACTTGCAGGGGCATTTACATCCGCATTGCCTGCAATTTCTCCGGTTCTTGCCAGCATAACTGGGGCAATTGGTGCCTTGGGTCCTATGCTCGGAGTGGCAGCCGGCGGAGTTATGGGGTTAACCAGTGCATTTGCAACAGCGGGAACAGGTGCGGTGGCTTTTGGAGCCCTTGCCATGACTTCTATCGGTGACGTATTTAAAGCATCAGAAGACCTTTCGAAGCTGCAGGAGAAGTTGGATAATGCTACAAGTGCAAAAGAGCGCGCTAAAATCATGGAGCAGATAAATAACCTGCAAAAATCTCTTGGAAAAGAAGAGAAAAAAGCACTGGACACATTGGAGGACTTCAAAAGCAACTGGCATGATATTGCTCAATCTGTACAGAAACCGATTTTAAAAACGTTCACGAGCTCGCTGACGACGTTTAAGGGCGTTCTGAATAGTTTAAGACCTATGTTCAAAAGCGTGGCAAATGGCGGCGTTACATTAGCAAAAAGCATGAATGCGGCGTTTAAAGACACTGACATGCGGCGCTTTATAGACTACATGAACAAAAATGCTGGTCAGGCTTTCGTCACGTTTGGAAAAATAGCCGGCAACGTCCTCAGAACAGTTATGAATCTGATTGTTGCTTTTGGACCTCTTGGAAACGACATGTCGGCCAGTTTGGAAAAAGCCACAGCTTCATGGGTGAAATGGTCAGCAAATTTAGGTTCATCTGAGAAGTTCCAAACGTTTATTGAATACGTCAAAACGAACGGTCCTAAACTGCTACAGATCATCGGGAACTTATCAGGCGGCCTGACCAAGTTGTTTACCGGTTTTGCCCCGATGTCTCAGGACATGATGACATCCCTTGTCAACATGACTCAGAGGTTTAATGAATGGGCCGGCAGCGTCACGAAAACGAAGGAATTTCAGTCGTTTATTGACTACATCAAAACGAACGGTCCAACTGTATGGAGTACGATTGGTGAAATCGCCAAAACAATCATCAATTTGCTTGTTGGCATGGCTCCGTTAGGGCAATCCATCTTACAAACGGTAAACGGGTTTTTAAAATTCACAAATGCAGCAATGCAAGCTAACCCTGCTATCGGGCAATTCATTGCGGTGGGCATTTCATTACTGGGTGCATTAAGAGCGATGGTTCCTGCGATGGCTGCTGTCAGTGCAGTCACTAATGGATTTAAAGATTTTAAAGACGCTGCTCAATACTTGCGTGGGTTCAAAGATACAGCTGCCGGCATTAAGTTGGCCGGGTTGATAGCTCAATTAAAAGGAGCCACTGCAGCTATTGGTCGATTCATTGCAAAATACACTGTTATGGCAGCACAATCCACTGCTAACGCAGTAAAAATAGCAGCGTCATGGACAGCGATGAAAATATCTGCTTTTGTATCTTCCCTAAAGAGCGGCTTAGTTCAAATGGGTCTGTGGATCAAGAATATGACTGTTATGGCGGCACAGTCAATTGCGCAAGCAACACGAACGGCAACGGCATGGACAATCATGAAAATAAGCTCTTTTGTAACTTCCCTTAGAGCTGGGATAGTGCAGATGGGACTTTGGATCAAACAGATGGTTGTCATGGCTGCTCAGTCTGTGGCACAAGCGGCACGTATGGCAGCGGCGTGGACGGCAGCGCAAATCAGTTCATTTGCATCTATGTTGGCAGCTGGAATCAAACAGATGATTGCTTTCGGAGCGCGTTTGGTTGTTTTAGCGGCTCTGGCGGCTGCAAACGCGGCGAGAATGGCGGCATCTTGGGTCATTGCTATGGGTCCTATTGCATGGATCACAGCGGCTGTAGTGGGTCTGGTTGTCCTCATCATTGCAAACTGGGATAAGATCAAGGCTTATACAATCAAAGTCTGGGGCGTTGTTTCGAAGTGGCTTTCATCTGCTTGGACAGGGATTAAGAATGCTGCTTCGAAAGTATGGTCAGCTCTTGTCACGCTGATAAAGGCAAATTTTGAGTTGCAAAGAAAGGTCGTCATGACCGTCTGGAATGCGATTAAGTCTGCCGCATCTAGGATCTGGAATGGCATAAAATCGGCGTTATCTTCCATCTGGAAGGGTATTACAAGCGCTGGGAAAACCATCTGGAACGGTTTGAAAACTTTCTTTACGGCTTGGCTAAATTTCCAGAAAAAGATATGGTCTACAATCTGGAATGCTGTGAAATCAACTGTATCCACGGTTTGGAAAGGTATAGTTTCCGCCGGAAAGTCAATCTGGAATGGATTAAAAACTTTCTTTACTAATTTTCTAAATGGATTAAAGAGAATTTTCTCTACCGTTTGGAATGGGATTAAAACAGCAGTAACTGCCATATGGAAAGCGTTGACTTCGACTGCTAAAACGACTTTTAATGCCATGAAAACTGCTATCTCAAACATCATGAACAATGTTAAGAGCAAGATAAAGAGCATTTGGAATGGTGTTATGAGCTTTTTCAAAGGAATCAACCTAAAATCCATCGGCCGTAATATTATCCAAGGTCTGATAAACGGTATCAGTGGGATGGCAGGGGCATTAGCCAGCAAAATTAAATCAATGGCAAATGCGATCCCTAACGGCATGAAAAAACTTCTTGGAATTCATTCTCCATCGAGGGTTATGCGCGATCAGGTCGGTTATCACGTCGGCACCGGTATGGCAGCCGGTATTGATAAGTCACAGGCCAAAGTAAAAGCGGCTGCGGCGAGAGCGGCTAAAGCGGCTCAAAAAGCTGCTGAAGTGAAAGTGACCAACAAAATTAAAAACGCTGAAGTTAAATATGACACCAAGAAAATGGGCGCTGACACTTATATCAAGACGTTGCAGAAAATCCAGAAGCAAAACAAGCTGACAAGCGAGCAAAGCCGGAAAATCCAGCGTGAAATCTATCAAGCTGCTAAAAATGCTTCTGACAAACAGAAAAAGCTTTTGAAAGAGCAGCAACGCAAGGAAGCAAAAGCAAAGCTTGCGTACACCAAAAAGGTGTCTGATCAGATTAAACGAGCTGAGGCCAAGTACGATACAGGGAAAATCAGCGGCAACACATACGTAAAGACTCTCCAAAAGATCAGCAAGAAGAACAAACTGACTTCTGATCAGCAAATCAAGGTACAGCGTGAGATTTATCAAACTCAAAAAGCAATGGCTGATAAGGTCAGGAAGCAAAAAGAGAATGAGAGAAAAGCGGCAGATAAAATCAACAAAGGTATTCTCGCAGCCAATAACACATATCTGTCCAAATTCAAAAGCATCAACGACAAACTAACCTCAGACATAAAAGCGGCAAACGACGCTTATAAGAAGGAGCTTCAAGACCGAACAAATGCGATTTACAACGCAATCGGTCTATTTGACGATGTTTCAAGCGAGAAGGTTAACGGCTCAAAGCTGACATCAAACCTTAAAAATCAGCTGGCAAAATTAAAGCAATTTGACAGCGATATCGCAAGCATCGCAGGCAGGGCGCCAAAAGCATTCGCTGATGAACTGAAAGAAATGGGAGTCGGTTCAGCAGATCAGATCAATGCAATTGCCCGCATGACTTCGTCTGAATTAGATGAGTATGTCAGACTTTGGACAGAGAAGCATAAACTCGCAAGCACACAGGCGGCTCAGGAATTAACTGGCCTGAAGAATGAGACTGCCAAGAAAATCAATGAGCTTCGATCAGCTGCCAATAAAGAACTGAGCCTCCTGAAGAGCGACTACATGAGAAAAATCAGCGAGCTGACTGTCAATGTGAAGCAGCTGGGCTCACTGAAAAATAGCGGGAAAGCTATCGGTTATAACACGATGGCCGGCATTATTTCCGGAATGAGAAATATGAAAGGCGAGCTTGCGAAGGAAGCCAACACTATTGCCTCCACAATCGAAAAGACAATCAAGAAAAAGCTGAAGATCCATTCACCTTCCCGATTGATGAGAGACCAAGTTGGCGTGATGGTGCCAGCGGGAATCGCAGTTGGTATCCAGAACGGTATCGGAACGGTTCAGCGGGCGATGACTGCTGTCAGCGATGCCATGTATATCGAGCAGAAAGATATGAATCTTGCGTACGATACATCCATATCTAGAAGCGATCTCGGCACTGTCAGAAAAGAACTGAGTGCAGATGTCAAAAACCTTGAGTTACCTGAAAAAACTATCATTGTTGAAATGGACAGCAAGAAAGTCGGACAAGGCGTTGAGAAGCCAGTAACAGACGCACAAAGAAGATCAAATGCAAGGAGGGTGAGATTTAATTGATCAACTATCAGGAGATTTTGCCCAACCAGTGGAGAATCACATTCAATGGGATCGATATTTCACCCTTCTTCTATGTGAAATCAACCACCGGGCGGGGAGTAATGAGCCGAGAGGTAAATACAGCCATAATCGGAAGCCGTCCAGGCGGTTTCTTTCGAGGGACCAGAATACCGATTAGAACGATAACGATAGATGTTCTTTTTGCTTTCAGCAGTGAAGAGGAATTGAAGAAGAAACAAGAAGAACTGACTTATATTTTACATGCGGAGGAGCCGAAGCCACTCATTTTCCATGATGAGCCTGATAGAACCTATTACGCAATTTTTGAGAGTGTATCTGAAGGCGAGGAGCAAGATGGCTTTCAACAGGCAACATTGACCTTTATCTGCCCTGATCCTAAAAAGTATGGAGCGGCTGCGGAATCTGAACTAAATGCTGGGGTGCAGGTTTTCACAAACCCGGGGTATGCGGAGATTGAACCAAAAATCGAATGTGTTTTTAAAGAGGCGGCCACTTCGTATGAGGTGGCTCTTTTAAATGGTGATGGATCTGTTTCTAAGAAAATAAAAGTCGTATACAACTTCATCGCCGGCGACACTCTCATTATTGATTCTTCAAAGAGAAAAGTGACATGCAGCGGTAAATTGATCATGACTGCTCTGCAAATACAATCTGAGTGGTTCACGCTGCCACCAAAAGTACCAACAAAATTGAAGTTAAGCCACGCAAGCAGCATCAAATTTGATGAGGCTTATTTGTAAGGGGGTCCGTTAATGGCTGACATGTATATTCTTTCACCAGATGATCAAGTGCTGACAGTGCTGTCCAGCGGCGGACAAGAAGCGTGCAGATTTTGGGATGCAAAATACAAAGAAGAGCTGAATAAAGGCTCTTCTTTTTCTTTTGTAGCAGATGCTTCTCATCCTGATGCGCGCTATTTGTTTGAGGAGAATCAAGTCATTTTTAGAGATAAAGACGGGATTCTCCGATTGTTTGTAATCAAAGAGCTCGATGATACAGATGAAAACTCAGAGGTCAACACTCTAGTAACATGTGAAGCTGCCATGATGGAGCTTGCAGAAACCTTCGTGAAAGACTTCCGGCCAACTGACAAAACAGCACAATTTGTTTTAGACAACGTGCTCGCTCGTTCTCGGTGGGTGGCAGAGGTCAGTGCTGAGCTCGGCACAAACTCCACTACGTTTTATAAGAAAACAGCTTTAGAATGTATTGCTGAAGTGATAAACATCTGGGGCGGCGAACTTCAAGATTCTATCGAATTTGATGGAAATAAGATCACAAAGAGAATTATCAAGATATTGCCACGACGAGGAAAAGACAGCGGGAAACGCTTTGAGATAGATAAAGATACAGAGAATATCAAAAGAACGGTCATCAGCTACCCATTGACAGCTCTTTGGGGATATGGTGCCTCTATTGCCTCAACAGACGAAGACGGAGAGGAGACGGGCGGTTATTCGCGGTTTATTGACTTCTCGGAAGTAGAGTGGAAGAAATCAAAAGGTGATCCTGTTGATAAACCACTGGGTCAGGAATGGGTTGGCGATCCGGATCTATTAAAAAGGCTGGGACGCCTTAAAAACGGTGAATTGATCCACAGAGAAGGGCAATATAACAACGAAGACATCACTGATCCAACGGAGCTTTTAAAAGCGACATACAACCATCTCATTACGACAGCATCAAAAACTGAGGTGAATTATGAGCTTTCAGTCCAGTTGCTTCAGAATGTACCAGGTTATGAGCATGAGCACGTAGAACTGGGCGATACAACAATTGCCATAGACCGAAACTTTGCTATTCCAATAGAAACATCGCAGCGCATTATTTCTATGGAATATGACATCACAGATCCAGACAATACCTGTGTTGTGGAAATAGGGCAGTTTTTATCAGTGCTCCAAGGTGATGATCGGATTAATCAGATAGAGAATATACTCGACAAGAATCGCGGTACTTGGGAGAGGAAGCCAGACGTTGGCGAAGTCACTGACGGCAGTTTCCCGGATACAAAACCACCGGTCCCGACAAACGTTCAAGTAAAAGCACTATTTCAAAATATTGCTCTTACTTGGGACTATATCCCATCCAGTTATATCGCTGCCTATGAGGTATATGCTTCTCAGATTAAAGGCTTCACACCCTTAAAAGAGAATCTAATTTTCAGAGGGAAAACAGGAGGCTACGAGCATTTCACAGGCGTTGATGAAGTTTGGTATTACCGTCTTCGAGCAATCAATACAAGAGGCACAGCAAGCGATTTTACAGCCGAATTCTCGGCCACTACTAAGCGAATACTGACCAATGATATTGTTTTCGGTGCAGTTACAGCCGAAAAGCTGGCTAACTTGGCAGTTACAGCTGATAAGATAGCCAGAGATTTTGATGAAGGTAATATATTCCCAGGTTCTTTGCTGAAAGCAAATCAATTTTACACCTACAGCGATTCTACTCTCAGCGTTGAACAAAAGACTTTCAATGAAATGACTGTTTCACAAGTGATCAATGGCGATACTACTGTATTCGGAGTAGCTGGCTACAGAGGTTCACCGAATAATATACAGCGGATGTCTTTAGTTGAGGGGCAAATATACACTCTATCATTTGAAGTAAAGCGAAACAACACGACTAACTTAAACTTCATTCATTTGAAAAAGGACAAAGAATTCACCTTGATAAGCGGAGCAGACCTGAACGACATATCCAGTTTTCCGTCCGATCAATTCGTGAGGGTCAATATCAAATTCACAGCGCCAGCAACTGGATCTGATTATACTATTGGAATCGGCGGCCGAAATACAAACGGAAATACAGAACCATGCAGTTTTGTTTTTCGCAAGATTCAAGTCAGAAAGGGCGAGGAGATCAAGGAATACGGATACAGCCCTTATGACGTCATGCTCACTGATGGCGCTATCTATGGAGAATATATTCAATCGGCAGCTATTGGCACAACACACATACAAAAAGCGGCCATAACGAGCGCACAAATTGCTGAAGCGGCTATTGGTACAGCTGCCATCCAGAACGCGGCAATAAAAAAAGCTCATCTTGGCACAGCTATTATTGATACTGCTCAGATTATTGACGGTGCAATCACAAATGCGAAAATAAAAGATTTGTCTGCCGATAAAATCAATGCAGGTACTATAAAAGGGATCACGATTGAGGGCTCTTTAATCAAAGGTGGTAAATTTGAAGCTTTGAATACCACTGATAACTATAAATCGTACTTTGATGGTAAGGAATTTTATCAGTTTAACAGGAGCACTGCTTCCGGTACCTACGGGGATTATACAGAGTTGAAAATCACTTCTAGTTCCATTTCACAAGAAAGCGGGGATCAAGACTCTGGCGGTAAAAGAACTGTGTATAGATCAGTCAAAATTGGCGATGGGAAAGTGAGTATATACGGATCCGGATATGATTATGTTTTGGAGGATATTCCGAAGATAGACTTATATGGCAGCAGATCAAACGGTTCTTATCAATCCGTGATAGACATGTCTATTGATAAAGCTGCAAGCGTCCCAGGTGATGTGCTGAGCATAACTGCTTCAAATACGCCAGCGAACTCAGAAAACTCAAGTGTTTTTAGCTATGCGTACAATACAGCGAAATTCAGCGGTTCTTCGACATTAGCGACTTTTAAAACAGCAAATTTCGAAGCTGATGTAACAGGTGGAATACGCCTTAAATCAAAAAACGGAACACTTATTGAAGGTGGACCTGCGACTTTGCCGGCTGGATCAAATATTTATCCAGGGAACGTAACTAAAAATAAACAGCCCCTGGCTTCCGGGAATGTTACAACTTACATTTCAGATATTCACGGAGGCTTGCAATATAATTTAAGTATGTGTGTTACAAGTGTGGATGTTTCTATGCCCGATAATGGAAGTTCAACAGCCTATGCGAAAGTAACAATTAACCCTTGGGTTGATGCTTATTATGATACACCCGAGAACATATTTGCAGTTATGGCTACTCCTTACGGTGCTTATTCTAACGCTGTTACTGTTGGCATAGAACATCAAAGCTCTGGAGGATTTGAAGTCCATGTTAGAGGAACTGGGACATCTACCGGTGTTGCAGGGCGCAAAATTACAGTGCGAATGTTAGTTTTATATGAAGCTCAATAGAAGGTGATAAACATTGCTTGAGCAAATAAATTTGACCAATGACTATAGATATACAGAAAATCTGACGGTTACAAAAACAGTCTCTGGCTTTTCCTTAACAGGTGGCACCTATCATGACGGAAGCTTAGGGAAAACATATGTTATAGACCCAGCGGAATTTACTATTAATGCTGAAGAGACGAGAAAAGTAGCATATATTTTGCATCTGGTTTATGACACAGAGAATGATAAGGTTGATTATTTGTTGTACAAATCAACTGTTGATCAGGATGGTTATTATCCAAGCTATGAAGAAAGCGAAAAGTATCGTCTCCTTTATAAAATTATTGATATAGTTGTTGATCCTACAGGAGAAATAAGTGGCGCAATTTATAGTTTCACCAAAGAACAGGAGGCGGAAAATGGAACTTGAACCTATTGAATTGGGGAATAAAGGCGAGGAAGAAAAAACGGAAGTGGAAAAACTAAAAGAGCAGGTTCTTGACCTTCAACGTGTGTGCAATATGCTGATGAATCAAAGTTAACTGGGGGATGAAGCATGGAAAACCGCAGTGTTCTTTATGGCTTTTTCGAAGACTGCTGGATTAACGGGACTGTATTAACGAAGGAAATGAGGAATGCGGTTCAAAAAGGCTGGATATCACAAAGTGAATATGATGATATAACTACTCTGACTCGCGGAGACGCATATCCTGACCAAGAATAAGGAGTGTTTTGAATGCAAGAAATGACAAAAGAACAATTACAGGAACAATTTGAAATTGCAACATACAAAGCGGCCTCTTTGCTGGCTGAACTAAATGAGAAAAACGAAAAACTGGCTGAATATAAAGCCTTGTATACGGTCGCAGTAAACAAACTGGAAAAGTTAGAAGGAGAAGCAGCGGCAGCACAAACTGAAAATCAGACAGAACCAGAAAGCACACCTGTAAACGCATAGGTGTTTTTATTTTGCCTCAAAGGAGGTGAAATCGCATGAAATAGATAAAAGGGGGGCGTACTAATGTCACAATTGACGGAGGTACCGGATGTGAATGCAATACAAAAAGAGATGGCAGAGTTCAAACTAGAACAAAAATCGCTGGAAAGACGGGTAAGTTCTCTTGAACGATCCTCAGATAGGCAAGACCAGCAAATCATGTCACTAAACGAAAAGCTCAACAAAATTGAAGAGAATACAACTTGGATCAAGCGCACAATCACGGGCGCTATCATTACAGCGATTTCCACCGGAATTATAGGGGGAGCAATCGCTATTTTTTATACTGTTTTGCAAAAATAAGGAGGAATACACAAAATGAAAAACTTCGATAAAGGCACAGTCGTCCGGACGGTGCTTCTTTTAATTGCGCTGATTAACCAAACAATGCTGATGTTCGGCAAATCACCTCTGGATATTACTGATGTACAGGTGAACCAACTGGCGGATGCTCTGTATACTGCCGGCTCTCTGATCTTCACAATCGGTACGACACTTGCTGCCTGGTTCAAAAACAACTACGTGACAGCAAAAGGACACAAGCAAAAAGCCGTCCTGAAAACTCACAATCTAACCAAATGAGCTGCCAGCTGGCGGCTCTTTCTATTTCAAAAACAGAACAGGAGAGATTTTCATGACAATTGCAGTTAAAAAGAATCTTGTATCAGAAGCAAAATACGCTTTAAAATGCCCGAATTACTTGGACGCTGAATACATTACCATCCACAATACAGCGAATGATGCATCAGCTGCTAACGAGGTCAGCTACATGACCGGAAACACCAGTTCAACGAGTTTCCACTTTGCAGTTGATGACAAAGAGGTTATTCAAGGACTGCCGTTAAATCGCAATGCATGGCACACTGGAGACGGTACAAACGGTCCGGGGAACCGCAAGTCTATTGGCGTTGAAATCTGCTACAGCAAGTCTGGAGGAGCTAAATACTACGCTGCTGAAAAGTTGGCTATCAAGTTTGTGGCGCAGCTGCTTAAAGAGCGTGGATGGGGCATTGATCGTGTGCGGAAGCATCAAGATTGGAGCGGAAAGTATTGCCCGCATCGTATCTTGTCAGAAGGGCGCTGGAATGAAGTCAAAGCGGCGATTGATGCTGAATTAAAAGCACTTGGCGGCAAATCATCCAGCAAGAAAACAACTTCATCTAAGACAGTTAAAAAACCTAGCTCAAGCAAAAAGAAATCATCCTTTAATCTGCCCTCTGGCATTTTTAAAGTGAAAAGCCCATTGATGCACAGTGCTGCTGTTGAACAGATTCAAACAGCGCTGGCGGCGTTGCATTTCTATCCGGATAAGAAAGCCAAAAACTTTGGGATCGATAGCTATTATGGACCGAAAACCGCCGATGCCGTCAGACGGTTCCAGTTGATGAATGGATTAAAAGCTGATGGCATTTATGGACCAGCTACAAAAGCGAAACTCGAAGCACTATTAAAGTAATAGGAGAGTTAAACAAAGAACCCCACTTACAAGTGGGGTCTTTAATATACATATCTCAATCATATGTTCTGATGTAACCTTTTGCACTGTAATCAGAGCCGATAGTGCTGACATATAATCTGTATTGTTTCCCTTTTTCAAAAAAATAATTAGTAGTGTCTCTACTTACTCCCGTATTTAAAAGAAGATAACCCAAATCAGGGTCGTTGATAGTTGGAGATCTCCATTGACCATTAGAGTATACCTCTACATATGCATCAGCGTATGATCCTGCAGTACCTTCTAATGTGATTCTTCCATATTGACCTGAACCATCAACAGTTTGAGTATAACCTCTATCCCAAGGACCAACATTTACACTTCCGTACGTATTAGCGGCAGATGCAGAATTAATAAATACCATTGACATAATAACGGCGAGCGCTATTGCAAAAAGCTTTTTCATTTAACAACCTCCTAGCATTATTTTTTTCAGTAAGATAATAGCATATATTGTTAAATTAATCCTCTTATTTTGCGAATCTTCAAATATTTTTAATAAACCTATATACAATTGTTTATAGGTATTGTATAATAAGAGCATAGGGAGGTGAGGAAATGCTAGACAATATGTTAAAAGTCCTTCAAATTATCTTCTATGTTGCATCAATCGCATGGATTGCCCAACAATCACACGATGCAAAGAAAAATAATAAGAAGGACTAAGTGTAAAGGGAAGCGAGTTGGTCGCTCGCTTCTCAATATAATTATAAACAGTCTAGCATACAATATGAAGAGAAAACAAACATTCATTTTTTCCATGATACTGCTTAGTGTTGCATCCATTGGGCTGCGCTCATTTTGGACAAACCCTTTTACAACAGGCGTTATGATCTTTGTCTTAGCGTTAACCATTTACATGATCATTAAGGATTTAAGGAGAAGATAACATGGAATATCATCTTAAAAGCCGTCAGGAGGTCGAGGACTTCATTAGGCGTGAAGTCCTCACCACTAATGAGGCAGCAGAATTACTTGGAGTAAACCGGCAGCGCGTGAGCCAGCTTATAAGCAGTGGGAAGCTCGATCCGGTTAAAAAGTTGAGCGGCATCAGTTTATTTCTTCGGACTGATTTAGAGGAGAAGAAAAAAGAATTAGAAGCCGGACGGAAGAAATACCGGCCGTATGATGAATAAAGCCCCTCTCATATGAGAGGGGCTTTACTTAAGTATGTAAAAATTATTATGCCATTAAATGTGATATTTGTTTCACCATCATGCATAAGTTATTGTCAGTTTCATAGTGCTCTAACTCTTTAAAACCATTTTGAGTATAGAAGGACTTGATTTTATCATGATCTTCACATTCTAAATAAAGAATCCTTCCACCTACTATTCTATGAGCATCTAATATTTTCCTATATGACAGTGTCAATAAATCGGCTCCAGAAATATTTCCAGCTTTTTGAGCAAGAGAGCTATAATTCTTACCAAGTTGACCAAGTAAATATCCTTTAATTTCATAAGTAGCCTGTTGCGTTTTGTGGCCAAATCCCATTAGACGTTTTTGAAGAGTCTTTGATAATTTTTGAAACTGTTTTTTCGGTATAACCAAAGGTCTGTTAGAAATAGAAAAATACCCAGCCAAATAAGGCTTGGCTTGGTAAGTTGACATTACTAAATATGTACGAGATAAGTCCATTTTTTCAAATTGGATGGCTTTAGTATGAATAAAATGTTCAACATCTTCTGCGCCAGGATTATGTTTTATTTTTATTGTTTCAAAAGAAGAGAGGAGCCCCCTAATATCTTCCTCTCTTTGATCACTGTTTAATAAATCAGTAAGCGAAATTATTTTTAAAGCCATTAATTAATCTTCTCCCAAGAAAGCCTTCGTATACAATTAATTAATCTCTTCCTAAGAAAGCCTTCATAATATCATTAATTTCCTCTTTATCGGTAACGTCTGTTGTCCGTTGATTAATTGTGTGCTTAACTTGCTTTGAATTTTCTATAGCGGCAACTAATTTATGACCTGTTTTTGCGTTAAATTTAAAATCGGTAATAAAACTTTTGGTAGCCATGGATAATCCACCTTCCTAAGTGAGTGAGCTACTTAAAGAATCAAGCCATCATGTGCATCATACAATATTTAATCTTCAGTAGTAAAGCTCAGCATCTCAATTGTCATAATTTATTCTGGCTTTGGTAAAAATATGCGAACAACAACCATCTTTATATATATATTCTTGGTTATCCGAAAAGTTCCTTTTAAAAGAAGCCTAATTAAATTATCTCCAATTAATATACCCGATTTTACCACGCTTTAAAAGTGCATTTTTTGGAAATGATTATACTGAATAATCAATGTCCTGGTTGAAAAAAATAAGTATCCATTGAATTTAATATCGGCATTAGTATGTAAAGTTTTAACTGTTTTCCTAATGCTTACATCTAAAATCAATTATAAACCTAAAATAAAGATAAGGATACCGGAACTTAAGTTCTTGTGATAAGAAAGTGAGAAGTGACAGACAGTTTTTTATATGATCCAAATTTTCTTCTTCTTATCCCACTTCAATATAAGTGCATGTTCACTATGATCTGATACACTTTCCGTTCAAAATCAGTCATTTGATCATCTCCCAACTTCATATGTCCCAACGGATAAAAGAGAATCAAATGCAATAAACCATGTATCTCCTTTTAAATCCTTCACATATAGCTTCTGTTTCACTTCGTTTATGTAATGCACATGCCCTGTTACTTCTTCAATAAAACCGTCTCTGTATACACTGATGACCACAGCGGAATTAAACTCCATGGCTTCGCAAATAGTGCGTGCCATTTCCTCCAGCTGGTATTCATCGAGAATGGGTTTTTCGATTTTCTGAACTTCTCTCTTCCTATTTAACAGTGCAGCGCTTTGCTCGGGCAAAATGAATTTTTGTTCCCATCTCTTGTCGTAAATTCCTTCATTCATTCCGATCATCTACTTGAATAAATTATATGCGAACAAATGTTCTTTTATCAACGGAGAAAATAATGGAATATCAGGTCCTTTATTTGAAGTCTGATTTAGTTAAAGAAGAATGTTATAATGCCTTTTGGGGACAGATGGGGACGAATTGGGGACCAACTCCTTCATTTTTAATCAAAAAGGAATATTTTTAATCAGAAACTTATGTAAGAAAACCCTATAAAATAGGGTTTGGAAATAAAACGTCTGTTCGTATCAGAAACACATCTCCACACTGGCAGCGTAGAGGTCAGGGGTTCGAGCCCCCTTGGCTCCATACCTTTAAACCCTTATTCTATAAGGGTTTTTTTGTTTTGAGGAAAAGGTTTCATTCTCTGAATCCTCCAGTTGAGTGAAGTCAAAGTGAGCAGTTTATCTGTCAATCATGAATTTTCCAATACCTCCTTTTGTTCCTCAAAGACCGTCATGTCTTCCAAAGGAGGGGAGTAGACATGAAGAGACACCATTCGTTCGGATGTTGGATTGGACATTTTGTGAATTAAACCTTTGGTTGAAATAAGGCATTCTCCTTCGTGGACAAAGTATGAATTGGAGAGTTCTGCGTGTTCGCCGGCTGAGCGATAAATAGAATTAAGAAGCTTTCCTTCTAACACCATTGCACAACCAATGGATTGACCATGATCGTGGACTGTTGTCTCCTTGTTTGGCGGAATGTTAATCACGATAATTTCCAATTCATTATTTCGATAGATGGCATTTCGGCCGTAAGCGTACTGGTCTGGTTCCTTAATATACGGTTGACTCAATTTTGCTGCGTTTGGAATTTGTTTTAAAGACGTTGCTAAATCTTTAACCGATGGATTTTTCAAGCCGCCAAAAATGTCTTGGATACACTCATACAGTTCCATTCGTTTTTGCCTCCCGGAATATTTAAAATTTCCTTACATTGGTATTTCATAGGTTAATTCATGGTATTTACCCATATACAATTTAGAGGCGGCAAACGCCCAGTGAACACAAAAAAATGTGCGGCCAAAATGTTGTCTTATCACAACTTATTCGAGTTTATTAGTTGGAATAGTGGATTGAAAGGGTTAAAACGGCCTGCTTTAATTCGCTTGAGGGAACGAGCAGGGCTCCATAAGTGCAGTTCTAGGCCCCTTGGCTCCAAAACACAATATCGGGGAAAAGCTTTCAGACTTTTTATGTTGTGCTTGAAATTTACTCCATTGACAAAACACAATCGATTTGAAATAATATTTGATTATATGCTCATTCATTCACATAATTATAATAAAATAATATCATTTCCCCTGAAAGGGATAATATTAGAATGAAAGCTAATGGTATGCAAAATCTATTAGCTTCTTTTGTTTTCAAAAAATGATGTGTTTCGCATGTATTCATATAGGAAGGAATGACAACATGAAGACAAAACACTATTGGGTGATTTCTTTGCTCGCCGTCTTAGCGGTTGGGCCGGGATTGATGTCTAACACGGCATTGTCGTCAGTTCAAGGCCTTGTTCAGAAAGCGGTTGGAACAAGTGTCTTCACATCAGTAAATCCGATATTGATCGGCAATATGGCCTTTGCCTTGTTAGTTCCGGCAGGACCGCTGCTGAGGAAAAAATTCGGTGCTCGTCCCGTCTATCTGGCTTCATTACCTGTCTTTATACTAGGCTCACTGCTCATCGCATGTTCAGGCGATATTGCATGGATGGCGGCAGGGCGCTTTTTACAGGGGGCGGCAACAGGCGTCATGCTGATGATTATGATTCCAATGCTTGTACTGTCATTCCCGATTGAACGCAGGAACTATGCACTGCTTGTGCTGATCGGGGGATTCTATGGTTCTGTTATCATCGGCACAATCCTCGGAACCATTGCAACAAGCTGCGGGCATTGGAGATGGCTGTTTTTCATCTTTGGCACCTTGTCCCTGATCGGTGTCGCGGTGAGCTATTTCTTTCTTCATGACGAGCATCACGGGGCGGCGGATCAAGAACAGCCGCTTGATCGTGCGGGAATTCTTTTATCTGTCTTCCTTGCCGCAGCCTCAGCGGTTTCATTCATTTTTCTGCAAAAATGGGGGCTGTCATCGGGTTATGTATGGATTGGTTTCGGGGTGACGTTATGTTTGCTCATTGGTCTATTGATTGTGGAATATAAAGTGAAAAACCCCTTCATATCTATTAAACTGATGCTGCTGCCAAAACCGGTGCTTGGCTTATTGATCATAGCTGCAGGGACGATAACGGTAGCTGTCAGCCTGTCTGCTTTTCAAGGCTTGCTCCGTCAAATGTATGATATTTCTCAGGAGCATCTCATTTTTTTAAACTTGACTCTTTTAATCGGAGTGGCGATCGCGGCCATTTTAAGCGCTCTGTTATATGATAAAGTCGGACCAGGGATGCTCGGTATTATCGGCGGACTCATTCTCGTTTTTGTGAATTTTCAATGGCTGCATATACAGGATCGATCATCTCTTTATATGTTCACGGCACTGTTTATCATGCTTGCAGCGGGAACAGGCCTGACAGTCGCCGCAGGGCTGATGGGAGCTGCCATGGGAGGCCCGCTGCCTGATTTGGTCAAGAGAATGACAGCTGTTCAGTTTTTAAGATTGTTTGTCTATATGGGAGTTCCCATTCTTATCGGCTTTTTCACGAAAAAAGATGCTGCCAGACAAAGCGGTTCGGTACAGGATTCTATGATGACTGCTTATCATGATCTCTTCTTCATTTCTTTTATCCTTAGCGTGCTGCTCGTCTGCCTGTCATTTTGTATGAATGCCACTGGAATGGGGCACAAGCTGGCACATAAACCACATGATAAAGCGAAAACAGCTCCGGAAAAACCGGCCGTCTCAGCACAAGGTTTGTCGAAGGCAACTGTCAAATCATATAAAGTAATAAATGATACGGAATATCGGAATGCACTCAGAAATTTACAAAAATAGAAACATGGTAAAAACCTTTTCATTGAGCGAAAAGGTTTTTATTTTGCAATCTTTTCCCAACTTTATCCCTAAAGAATTGAAAAATATTAGAAGTGCAAGTAAAATTCTAAAAGGTAGATTCTTTTACATTCGTAATCTTTTAATTCGAAGGAAGGTTTTCATGGCCCGTAAAAAACTTAAAAAACGTAAACTCTTGATTTCACTATTTTTCCTTGTATCGATTCCGCTAGCTCTGTTTGTTTTAGCGACAACTTTATCAAAACCGATTGAAATATCCAAAGAAACTGAAGAAATCGATGAACAGCAAGTATTTATAGACAGTCTGTCCGGACATGCCCAAATTTTGTATGAAAAATACCATGTTCTCCCCAGCATCACAATTGCTCAGGCCATTCTCGAATCGGACTGGGGGAACAGTGAACTGGCTGCTAAGGCCAACAACCTTTTTGGCGTAAAAGGGAATTATAAAGGCCATCATGTCACGATGGAAACGGACGAAGTTGAAAAAGGGAAAAGAAAAACCATTCGCGCGAAGTTTCGAAAATACAGCACTTTTTTTGAATCTATGGATGATCACGCCCAATTGTTCGTCCGTGGCACATCGTGGAATAAAAAGAAGTATAAACCGGTGCTTGAGGCAGGGAATTATAAGGAAGCGGCAACCGCCCTGCAAACATCAGGATATGCTACAGATCCTGACTACGCTGACAAAATCAGCGCTATTGTGGAAAAATACGATTTAGATGAGTACGATGAGGTAAATCCATCCCTCAAATCTGTGGATTTAAACGCCTCTATTAAAGACAGTGCCGTTCAAGACGTATGGTCCAAGCCCACTACTGATGATCGGTCCATAAGGCTTACCTCTGCCCAATCTTACGTCGGCAAAGACATAAAGGTTGTGTCTAAAAAACAGAAAGGCCAGTCTGTTTGGTACCAATTCCAAATCAATGATAAACTTATCGGCTGGATTGATGATTCAGCTGTTGAAATAAAGGAGGCAACCTAA